TCTCAGATTCAACTGCATATTCCATAGCCCATGGATAAGTGAAAGGTTTGTACGTTTTATTAGGGGATGTAACAGACATGAAGACTCCAAAGTTAAAGGGGAAAATAAAGGGCACTATGAAAGTGCCCAGGTGGGAAGTAAAGTTATATGTGGCTATTTGTCTATGTCAATTACTTATCATACTCTTTCCGTACTTATCGTACTCCTCATTTACTTCCTTAGCCCTCAGTCTGATAGCACTTGCAAGTTGCTCACGAAGACTCATACCTTGCTGTGATTGTCCCGGTCCTAACCCTTCATACTTCACAATGCTTTCACAATTCTCGTAGCTCTCTTGTAAATCAGATAGCAGTTTTGCATTGTCTTCCCTTAGTTCTGAAATAACACCCTGTAATTGTGCTACTCGTGCATCTACTGTATCTGAAGAGCTGCTGGCAAACTGTTTAGTTTCTACAAGCCTAGTAAAGATACTCCACAGCTTAGTGCATCGTGCTGTGTGCAGTACCTTTGCTCCAAGGATAGCATTAGCTACAGTGTCTGCATCTGCCTCTGTTTCATAGAGATATCCATAGAGAGCTTCTAAATCCTCCTCTAAGCCCCACACAGTCATGATAGCTTGCTCTAAGTCAAACCTATCTGGACCTTTGTATGTATCAGATTTCATCTTCATCTTCATCCGTGTCAACGTAGCTGTAGGTTGGTGGGTCAAAACTTTTTTCAAGGTATTCAAATCTTTCAACCTCGATGTCAAAGTTTCCTGCAACGCTAAAGTGTTTGATAACTCTTGTGAGTGCCTTAAGGTATTTTCTATTGTACTCAAGGTCTTCTTGCTGATAGGGTTTAAGTTCTTCACCTGCTTCTTCCTTCATTTCAGCATTTTCAACCATCTCTTCCGTTGTGAAATAGCTTTCAATTAATCCAGCACGAATGATTTTATCTACCGTTTCATCATCTACTTTAACATAAGTCATAGTTTTTTCCTATTAAGTTAAAAGGGTGCAAGTTCAATATCGTCTAATTGCTTCTTGCGCTGTTGCTTCTGTATCTTCTTGCGATACTTTGCTACTAACTTTCTCTGTTCCGCAGTCTTGAAAGGCCATAGCCACTCCTGCATCGTAAGTCCACTTGGATGTTTCCCAAGGTTCCGTGTCATTAAAATCTCTGGTACCTCTGAACTCATGCGATCCCTCCAGTAGTTTAATAACTTCTTTAATCCGTAATTCTGCATCCCACAATCCAAACTCCACTGTATCTATATCATCAGTGGCATTGTACTTATTATTATATTCACAATGCTCATGGAAGTAATAAGTTCCTAATGCCACTAGATTAGCATAGATTCTTTCAAGTCTGTTAATAATCTCATCGCTGTTCATTGTACAGGAACCCTCACTAATTTAAGCTTGCTAATAGGCACTTGGTAAAACATTTCACCTGCATGTACATACTTGTTGGGTACTTCCACTAAGGGGGAAGCAATAAGTGTATCACCCTCACAGAGAAATGCATAGGTCTGTTCGTTGTTAAATACCATGAAAGTACACGGAAGATCAAGTCCTGCAAACTTCTGCTTCCTTTCAGGTATTTGTAGGGTATCGTATTGAAAAGTCTCTCCTGACCATACCCTTTTAATCTCAACTTCACTATAGAATCGTTCACTGTCTGTGATCACTATTAAGTCTGGGCCATACTTGTCATAGTTAGGTGCTGCAATGTAACCCAGTGCACTCCAGTACCTTATGCCAGCGATTCTAGCAGGTGAATCATTCTCTGTGAAGAGTGCTTTATCAAATCTTTTCTTCTTACTCATCATATCACCCATGGCAACTAAGGCACTCTTCAGCATCTTGCAGTGCATTCCTTTCAATCTTTAAACCTATCTTATCCGCTTGTACACCTGCACTTGTACGTAGGTAGTACAAACCTTTAAGCTTAGACCTCCAGGCTTTAATGTGTACTGCATTGACATATGACTTAGGACTACCTGCAGGGAAGAATAAGTTCAATGACTGCCCTTGGCATATGTACTTCTGTCTATCTGTGGCATGTTCAATGACCCACTGCTGGTCCAGTTCAAATGCAGTCTTAAAGATATCTTTAGTGTTCCTGTCTAAGAAGTCTAAGTGCTGTACTGAACCTTCATTCATGATGATCGATTGCCATACCTCCTGCGTATCCTTGCCCATGGTATGTAGGATCTTTTGTAGGTAGACGTTCTTAACCAGATGCGATCCTGCACGTGTTCGATGCACATATGCGTTAGACTTAATAGGCTCAATGGAAGCAGAGCAACCACAAATAATACTACTATTAGCATTGGGCGCTACTGCGATTAAGTGTGCATTGCGAGTGCCTGTACCAATGAGATCATTAGGTTCACCTCTTGTAATTGCCATAGCCTTTGTAGCTTTGATTGCTTGTTCTTGGATATGTTTGAACATTCTAATGTTTGCAATCTTAGCTGATAGCCCTTCAAATGGAATACCCTTGCTTTGTAGATAGCCATGGAAACCCATAGCACCTAAGCCTAAGGATCTCTCTGCCTCTGCACTACGGATAGCTTTATGGATCTCACGTGGGGCATTATCTATGAATGCCTGCAATACATTGTCTAAGAATACAATCAAGTCGTAGACCATGTTAGTGCCTGACCACTCATCAAACTTCTCTAAGTTCACAGAAGATAGGCAACATACTGCGGTACGATCTTCACTTGTAGCTAAATGAATCTCGTTACATAGATTACTGCCGTGTACTTTTAATCCCATTTCTCGTTGCTTAGGATTCAGTTGCCTGTTAGCCTCGTCAATAAAGTTAATGTAGGGACTACCTGTACGGAACCTAGCTTCTAGAATGCGTTGCCATAGGTCCCTAGCCTTCATAGTGGCACGTACTTCCTTATTGGCAGGATCAACTAAGTCCCAATCTAAATCTCTCAATACCGCTGCCATAAACTCGTCAGTGACATTGACTGCATTAAATAGATTGAAGCATTTTCTATTGATGTCACCGCCAGTGGGCACTTTAAAATTAACAAACTCAACAATATCAGGATGGCTAATATCCAAGTAAGCCGCATAGCTACCTTTCCTTGTCTTGCCCTGTTTATATGCAGTCATCTGACTGTCTACAACTTTCATGAAAGGGATAGGTCCCGGTGCTTTATCACTAACACCACGTACATCTGACCAGTGTCCACCTACACCCCCACCTTTTACAGATAACCATGCAACTTCTGCATTGTGATCCACTAAAGAAGTTAGGTTATCCCCTATGTATGTGAGGAAACAAGATATAGGCAAAGCTTTAAAGTACTCACCTACACGTGGGGCATTGCTAAGTACAGGGCTAGCGTACATGAACCAACCCTTAGATGCGTAGTCATAGATACGTTGTGCAAATGCTCTGTCATGATTACAGTAAGCTAATGCAGCACGAGCATATGCCTCTTGTGGACTTCTCTCACCTGGGAGCATGTAGTAATCAGTGAGCAGTTGAGTAGCTTGTTCAGACAGTAATTCATCTCTGGACAGATCAAGTAAGATACCATTATATTCAACCATCATTATTCCAATCCATCAATGTTGATAATAATATCATCTGTAGCCGTTGAACCTATATCATGCATGGCATTGATAATGGCATCTTTAATCTCGTCCTCAAGATATAAGATATCTGTATAAGCTGTAGGCATTTCCTTTTTATCGAATGATACTACAAAGCTTACATCTGCAAAGACAGTACCATCTTCCAATTCTTCTATATCATCGAACAATTTAAGTTGCTTCACTTCAATGCCCCCACAGTATCGTTATGCTTTAATGCACCCATCAATTCAATAGTCTTATTCAGATACCACTGTGCTTTTCTAGCATCTTCTAGTGGTCTATTCTTGTGCATCATACGAATGGTGTACTTTAATACATTACCACGGCAATAGGCAATAGCACCCTCTTTCCCTAGTGTATCTACAATGATATCAATTGTTTCATATTGCCCCATGTTGTAATGAGCAGGGCTATTTACCATGTCCATCTATGCATTCCCCCTAGTCTTAGTCCATGCATTTAGTTTGTACACATTATCTGATGCACCGATCATCTGCTCTACTTCATCAAGCTTGTCTTGATCTAATAGCTCACCACGATCTACGTACTGAATCATTGCCTTCATGACTTGATGATGGAACTCTTCGTCCTCAGTGATCAAACGAAAGCATGTGATAAGCATGTTCGTTAGTTCTTCAATAGCACCTATCGATTCTTCTGTGCCTTTCTCTACGGGCATGATAGCAATATTAAGATCTAATGTGCCTGTCCATGTACCGTCCTTCTCAAAGTTAGGACTTAGTACAAGTGCTACATCATCATCTGCAATGACATCATTGGGATTCATGTTTTTTATCCTTAAAGACAATCAGTTTATCTGGGAAATAACTCTTAGGTGCTTCATCTGCCCATGCTAACGGAACATATTTAACTGCATATTGAAACCCATTCTTCTCACACCAAGAAGCATATGTGCTTTTAGATACCTTGCTTAGCTTCCTGTCAGCTCTCTCAAATACAAATCTTACATCAAGCATGGGATGTTGTTGCTTGATAAGTAAATGCTTACGTCTGTCTTGTGCAGTGAATAATCCTTTAGTCTCTACAATAACTCCATTAGGAAGTAGGAAGTCAGGTGTATATTTTCTATACATGAGATCTTCCCATTCAATCTTAATGTGTTCGTACTTAGCATGTACTCCATTCTCTTTTAAATGCTCTTGTACTTTAACTTCTAAGCCACTGCGATAACCATACTTCTTGCCTACAGCCCATGCCTTACGGGTGTCATGTATTGTCTTTACTTTCATTTTCTTTCTTCTTGATAAAGACATAGGAGATTGTTGGGGGATTTTCTGCTCGTGAGACAAGTGACGGTCTTTCCTCAAGCCCTTCCCAACACGCATACCTGTAACTACACCACTGGCATTCTTTATTAAGGACTTTATTCCCTGTCGGTTTGTTGTAGTAAGTTTCTTCTTCTGCCTCATAGCATCTACGAAATACATTCTCCTCAAGTTCTGTGGCAATTGCTTTGATATGCTCTGCACAAGTATCGACATTCAACCCTTCAGCAGGTACGTACTTAAACTGACCTGTACCCTTGTTAACTACCCACCATCCACCTGCTTCAATGCCCATAGCTTTAGCATAGCCAGCTAACTGTGCTAAGTATCCAAATGAATCATTGTCTGCCAGGGTTTGGAATGTCTTAAACTTATTCTCATAGGACCATGGAGAGGCAGACTTAACATCGTCTACCTTACCGTCAATGACAATATCAGGTGTGCCATGGATCTTGTGCTCACCTAGATCTAGCGTTACTCTGCTTCCATCGGAGTATGCTACACCTGCTTGTGTAAGTAGTCCTTTGAATACAGCCTCAATGATATCCCCTATCATCATGTTCATGACGAAGTTAGTGCTGTGTGGGATAGCTTTATGAGGTGCATTCTTATCGAACCATAGCTGACAATACGCTCTACCTACATTGGACATACGCAATGTAAATGCATTGTCTAGCTTATCAACAAACTGCCGAGTTAAGGCAGCACGTATATCCTCCACAATCTGTTCAATCACTTCGGGGGATAACGTACTATCCCCTCTACGTATATTGGAAAGATACTGGTGTACCTTAAGTTCGGCAGGGTGGTTCATTTATGACCTTGTAGTTTGGTGGTTCATTTATGCTGCCACATCCACATCTACAAACTCATCGACAAGATTGTCATCACGCTCTTGCTCCCTCTTAGCTGATCCCTCATTGAACTTCTTAATGATGTAATCATTGTAGTTACTAATCCAATCATTAAAGTTCGTAAAGGTAATCTGATCTTTATCTTCAAGGGGGAGCATGTTACCAAAGTCAACATTAAATATTGGTGTATAGAATTGCTCACCATTAGGAAGTGGGTTAGCTTCTGTACTCAAGTTTACTGAATGCTGTGGTAACAAACGATTCTGCTTGGCAAACAATGCAATCACTGCACCTGCAGATTTAAATGCATCCTTGTTGTCAATCTCCCAAATGAATGGAATATTGTGATCGATCAAGACTGACTGCCCATCTGCAGTGTATGCATCATTAGCTGTGATCTCACCAAACAGTACACGTACACGCTTGATAGACTTCATCAGTGTCTTGATTTCTGTAGGCAATGCATTGTAATCCTTCACCCACCCTGAAGGCTTACCACAATTAAATCCACCTTGGTTATCCCTTAGATCTGCATTAAGATCCTTATCCATAACTGTCTTTACATAGATGCTAGGTTCACCTTTAACGAATCGCTTGTACATGAATCGTTGATTGAACAGACGGATTGATGGATCTTTTAAATAGTAATCCTTCTCATTGTGGTTAAGTACATACATACCAGCTTCAAGTACTTCTACCTTCTTGATCTTGCCTTTAATCTCTTCCTCGCCCATCACTGCCTTGTGCCCAATCTTCAAGCGAGCTAAGTTGCTTGATTGCTTAGGTGACTTCATGTCCACTGACATGCCCATAGCATCTGCCATTGCAGCGAAGTTGCCATTGTTTACGAGTGTCAAACTTGTACTCATTTTAAATCCTTAGTTTAAAGTTGAATGTGGGACATCTTTTTGTTCAAGCCAATTGTTCCCTATCTTTGCTTCCAATGCAAGTGGCACATTGAAATCTATCGACCATCTCTTATTAATAAGATTGATAAGGTTAGCCTGAACTGTGTCGATAACTTGTACTACAAATTCTATCTCATCGGGATGTACATCAATCACAATGGAATCATGTACGGAATTTACCACACAACTTTCATAATGCACAAGTCGTTTATGTATTTCTACCAGTGCAAGTGGGACTATATCTGCAGTTGCAAATGCTTGTACAGGATAATTCTTTATCTGTGTAAAGTTTGTTACAGTCCCATCTCTCTTACGCTGTGTGTTAGGGAATACAAACTCCCTGCCACTGGGCAGTTTAATGAATCCATAACTGACCACTTGCCTTGCTAGTTGCTTGTGCCATGCAGCTACTCCCTGATATTTTTCCATGAAGTGTTCGTAGTACGCCGATTCTGCAGGTGTTCTTCCATATCCTGTGGCTCCGTATAAGGGTGCGAATGTATGAGTTTTAGCTGTTTGTCTAGATGTTGTTTGGCCTGCCTCCGTAATAACCTTTGCTGTGTACGAGTGAACATCAAATCCTTCTTGGACTTCTTTGATTGCTGTTTCATCTTGAGATAAGAATGCTGCAACCCTGAATTCTAATTGTGCAAAGTCAGCTTCCATGATCTTGCCCCCTTCCCAACGTGATACAAATACTTTCTTAATTGGGAAGGTACTACCTCGTGGCATATTCATCATATTGGGATTCGCACCGGCTAATCT